TAAATATGACATCCATAACCTTGCACCTGATGGTGCAACCCATTGCATCTTTCTTTCTGACCATTTAATTCCCGGATATACTTTAGGATATATCTCTTGAGATTTAAATATAAGTTCTCTTAATTCTTCTGTCGTGTGTCGTAATAACAATCCACTAAATGATGGATGACCCATGTAACGTAGTGGGTCTGCTAACATGGCATATGATTTACCACCACCTGCACTACCACCATATAATACTTCTCGTTCACCTGCCGCAAGAAAGTCTGTTTGAGGACCTTCATTAGGTTTAAAGATTACATTATGTGATTCTTCTAACGACTCAATCTTTTCTGTAACTTGTATGCTAGGCTTTACTACCTGTTGCTTCTTTTTGTTGGCTTGCACCTGTTCTTGCTTCTTCGATTTCTTTCGCTTTGGTGATTGCCTTTTCTGCATACTCTGCCCACTTGCGTAAGCTTCTAGCTTTGTTTTTACGGTGTTGCTCATTATCCAATCTTTTTCTTAAACCTACGTGTGAGATGTATCTATCTGTTTGTTTACTTAACCAATTAGCTACTTCACGATAAGAATATTGATTTACATATTTACGAGCCATCTCTAATTTATCTAGCTCATTTGGTATAGGGTCTAATAAGTATGAATCATTTTCATTTAACTTATAACCAAAAGGAACAGTTCTTGCTATACGTGGTATTTGTATCCACTCTGTTTCTTCCTTTAAGTCTGTTGGTTGTGGTAGCTTCCAACTACCTATAGACCTAGCTGTCATCTTCTTCCTGTGTTACCTGTTTAGGTGGCATTAATACAACACCTCCTGTTGCTTCTACTTGCATCTTCTCAGTTTTTACTAAGCCTGTTCTATCTAGCAGTTCTTTAGCCGCAGACATTTTATCTCTAATACCTAACTCAGTAGGGTCATACAAACCACCCACCATAGCCATTGCAGCTTTAGGTGCATTTCTACTCATATATAATTGAGTAGCTTCCATGATTTCGTCTTTCATAGACTTTACTACTTCAGATGTATTAGAATTATCTGAATACCCTGCTAGTTTTTTAGCAGTTACTACATCTCCACCTGCTTCATCAAATAAAACAGATAAAAACTTCTGCTGTCTTTCAGTTAGTTCTCTACTCATTATGCAATACTTTCTCTAGCAAACTGCCTATCAACACGAGTAATTAATCTATCAGCTCTATTAGGAGTTTGTTTATACCAATTACTATCTTCCATCTCATCTGCCATTCTTTCCCAATCTAAGTCTTCTACGGCAGCAATCATGTTCTTAAACTTAGATAGTCTAGGTCTACCTAATTGAAAACACATATTAGCTAATACATGTTGTATCTCTTCAGGTAGATTATCAAATTGAGAGAACAGTAAGTTACAATCGTTTATAGTTGTTTTAATGTCTCTCTCAAACCAATCGTTTACTTGGTCATGTGGTATTTTAGTTCCTATAGGTTTATCATAAAACTCTTCATCCCATTCAGTAATAAGGTGTCCTATACCTCCTGTTAAATGCCCAAGTGAACATCTATATATTTCAAACTTTATGCCTTCATCTTCTGCTAATTCATCTTGTAATTTTATTAAGTTCATTAACTATTTACTTTCTTTAATTTTATACTTTGTTCTAAGTGGCTTATTAGAATCTTTCTCATATGCTCTGCTCTATTTCTATCTGTAAATGAATACTCTCTAATGTCATCACTACTTAGTCTAAGTGAAAATACATAGAACGCACCTTTCTTTACAATGCTAGAAGCACTACCTTGTGCTACTCTTGCAGGATTGATTAATGTTCCAAAGTTTGTTTCAATAATGTTTGACATTATTTCTTCCCCATAATCTTCATTGCCTGTCCTGCACCTTTAATACCAAAGGATGCACTAATTGCTATAAATAAAAGATATTGATACCACTCAGGGAGTGTATTCAATACCTCAAAGCCTACTCTTACATACTCTGTCATACTTGGTATAAATACTAGTATAGCAGGTAATAACAAAACAATCAAGGCAAATTCGTCTTTCCACGAATTATCTGAAGCATCTGCCATAGATTTTTCCCATGCCACTTCACCTGTAGCAACTTTCTCAGCTACAACTGCCTTAGCTCTAGCTTGTGCTACTTTAGCTTGTCCATCTGCTTTGACCTTCTCAACCTTACTACTCATCCAAGAACTAGCGAGGTTTGCGATTGGTCCTATTAATGCTGTTAACATCGTTGTCTCCTTTATGTTCGTGACCCATCCAAATGCCAAAGACACCTGTCATCACACCCATAACTACTGATACAAAAGCTGACTGTGCTGCAGTCGGTGTATCTAAATCCATAAACCATTCAGCACATCTCCATGACATTACTGTACTAGCCAACATCATAAATCTAGGAAGTATCTTCCACTTTAAAAAAGTCTCTACACTCATCTTAGGCAATTACAAGTTTCTTTATTAAACTTTGAATCTATCCAACACTTACCATAGTACAAGATAAATAACCATACTGTAAATAGAACACCCTCAACGTAACTAAGTTCATTCCATGCATCTAATATCATGTTGTCCATTATAGTCTCCTAATTCCTTCTTTTTCTTGTCTTTTTCTTAGAGCTTTCACGTGCTTGTTGAATAGATAGTTTCCTAGCTTCAGCAGCGGCTTCGCCAAGTTTAAGTACAATTTGTCTTTTCTCATCTAAATCTCGCCGTTTTTCTAGCAATCTTTTTGGGTTGTTTAGCCACTTGTCTACCTGCTCTACTTGCTTTGCGTTTAGCAGCCGAAGTGGCGGCGTATTCTTTGGAAGAAAGAGCCTTAATCGCTTTCTCAGGTAGATAACGTTCACCGGTAGCTTTTGACCCTTGTGTACTAGGTTTACCACTCTTAGTTCTCCACTTTTGTTTTGTCCAATTTGCTAGTGATTTCTGTGGCTTTTTCATATGCTTCCTTAATTTCTTCTATTGTTCTGTTACATCCTATGCAGATATTTTCATGCAACGTACATATACCTACACAAGGTGTTATAATCTGCCTGTCCATTTAGCTACAAACCAAGCCGCTAATCCTGCGAAGAATATAATGACAATAAAACCTACACTATAGCCTACGTATTCCATTATCTCTTCTCTACGTTTCTCTGCCATCTTTTCTTGATAACGTCTAGTCTTTCTTGCTTCGGCTTGAAACTGCTGCCAATCCTGCCACAATCCGGGTCTACCTAGATATATCATCATCTGTTTGAGTTCTTCTTCTTTTTCTCTTATCTGCTCAAGAGCCATGAACTCTTCTAAGTCTCCACCACCTATACCTTTAGCTTTTTTCTTTTTAAGGTTTTTCTCTATGGCTTCTTTAGAAAATACAAAATCTGATATTTGTTTAGCACAACCTGAAAGTTCTTTACCGTTAGATATAAAACTCTTGATTACACCGAAGGCTGCATTTGCTGCTGCGAGTTCTGCTAACATTATCTTTTCCTTCTAGGTTTACAGTATGCTGTTATCTGTAGATTAGCTCCTTCCATCTGTGGTATTGATGGTTGCTTGTGTAATCTTTCTGCAAAGTACAAGCATCTATCTATGTCTTCAAAGGTTTGTGTTTGGTCTACTACTCTTAATCCCATCATAAACACTAACACAAACTCAATCATTACCTCTCTCTGCTACCTTATCTTCATGACATTCACAATTACATTCTTCGTAGTCACAGTCATAGCACTCACAAGTATCACACTTTTCTTTTGTCATTCTCGTGTTTCCTTTTTAATTGTTCTTTTGCTCTTTTTGCGAGAGCTGCTTGCTCCCTCTTCCCAGATACTTTGGCTCGTTGTTCAAGGACAGTAAGTATTTGTATCTTTCTCGCATATGGTTTATTGATTCTTTTAACTTTTGCAATGGTGTCTTTGGCATCTGCGACCGTGGCAAACTTGATGCTAACTGTGTCTTTAGGGTTTTCATCCGTGTATAATCGTCTGTCACTACCTTTTGGTTTTTTACCTGTGCCAACTTTAGGGTCTGCCTTCTTTTTCTTTTTTTCTGCCATTATCCTCTATAGCCACCACCTGCTGCTTTGTATGCTTTGGCAACCATCTGTGCTTTTCTTGCACTCCATTGACCGGGAGCACCTCCCTTACCACCTGCTTTGATACGGTTGAATATGTTCTTACGCATTGTTGGTTTGGTATAGTTACCTGCAGCATTGACTGTGCTACCCCCTTTATTTAATTTAAGTTTAGATAATGACTTAGCTTGACTAGCATGTAGTTTAGATGCTTTCTTTAATCCTTTAACTACCTTTTTTACTACTCTTTTTGCTTTTGGTTTTGCTGTTGGCATTGTTGTCCTCATATAAGTTATTAAATGTAGTGTATGGGTCTAGGTAAGATTCATGTGACTCTGCTGAGTGTGTCCATTGAGATGGAGCAAAATCAGGAGCACCTTCTCCTGTAACCCACAGAGCAGGACTTGTAGCTCTTACTCTGTTATTTGGCAGTGCAACAATGTTGCCTGTCCATTTTCCTGCATCCAACAAGTACATCACGTGTGACTGTTTATGCTGTGCAGGGTCATCTGCTATGTCACTGTCTGTGTAGTCAACAGTAAACATATACTTAGCTGTGTAGAACTCATTGCCTATCTTACATAACCAAGGACTAGAACTTACTCTGTCCATAACTATGATGCTATGGTTTCTTGATTCACAATCCCAAGGTTGACATAAGTGGTCTTCCATTGGCTCTGCCCATTCGTCTACAGGTATGTCAGCTACGAGTGCTTGTATTGGCATCCTTGCCCACATTGCACCACCGTGTACATTATCATCTTCTGTACAACCTGTGAAGACTACCTGAAAACTTAGTGACCTATCAGGTATGGTATTAACTGCGAAAGCTAGTGCGTGTAGGTATTCACCGTGA